ATGCCCTCAAAGCCCATCTCAGGTCACAAACCTGTTACCTCAGGTAACATCGAGCGCATGGCCAAGACCCCTCAACCGTACACTCTCGCGGACGGAAAGACTCGATGGCGCGTCTACTACCGCAAGACCCGAGCCGACGGTTCGATCGGGCAGACGAACCAGGGCTTCGAGGACTACGAAAGCGCCGAGCGCTGGGCCAAGCTGATCGACAAGATCGGCATCGAGGAAGCGCTCAAGGTGCTACCGTCGTGGCAAACCGACAAGCCGGTCACACCCGATCTGCGTACGTTTGCCCTGGAACACATCGACCTGCTAACTGGTGTGGGCGAGGACTATCGGCGGCGCTCCCGCCGCGTGATCGAGAACGACCTCGGCGTGCTCGGCGAACTCCCCATCGACGCGATCGGTGAGGACGAGATCGCGAAATGGATTTCCCGACTCTCAGATGCGGGCGCGGCGGGCAAGACGATCAAAAACAAACACGGTCTGCTCTCGGCAATCTTCAAGCGGGCAGTGCGGAAGAAAATCATCTCGGCCAATCCCTGCGAGGGTTCGCGGATCCCCAAGTCAGTGCGCACCGAGATGACGATCCTCACTCCCGATGAGTTCCGATCGTTCTTGACCTGCTTCACGCCACATTGGCAGCCGCTCGTGGCGTTCCTATTCGGCTCGGGGTTGCGGTTCTCGGAGGCAACAGCACTCAACGTCGGTGATATTGACCTCGAAGGAAAGCGCGTCTCAGTAACTAAGGCGTGGAAGAACAACGGGCGAACCCTAGGTGCACCAAAGACCGAGCGGTCGCGGCGGCAGGTCTCGATCAGCGAGGAAACGCTGGCTGCGATCTTGCCACTGGTTAAAGGACGCGCGCCGAGCGAGCTTTTATTCACGAATCAGCGCGGCGACAAGGTGCGCTCACAGACCTTTCATGACAATGCATGGGACCCAGCCGTCCGACTCGCGAACGGTGAGGATGCGCAAAAGGCTGGCGCAAAGAGAATCGCCCGCAGACGTGACGCACAGGGCAACATCATTAAGCCGCTCGACGTGCCTATTCGCAAGCGTCCACGAGTCCATGACGCTCGACATTCGCATGCGTCGTGGCTACTGGGCGCGCGCGTTCCGATCAATTACGTGCAGGCGCAGTTGGGGCACGAGTCGATTCAAACAACCGTGGACCGCTATGGACACCTCATGCCCGATGCTGGGTTGGCGATCAGCGCGGCGCTGTCAGGCGTGATGGGCGAGCCAAAGGCGATTGAGGGGTAGTGAGGGTTGACGGCATGTCAATCATCCCAGTCGTCATCCCACTCTGAACCGCGCGAAACAATAGGCTTTGGTGGTAGCGGAGGCCCAAATGAATCTAGCCAATCCTGCTCGGCCTCCTGAGCTTTAATAACATTGAGAGTCACGTCCGCCTTAAGGGAACTGCCTTTGACTGTAGCCTTCGCCACAGGAACTATGCCCCTCTCCTCGAAGAACTTCACCAGTGGAAGCATGTTTGCGGCTTGAGTTGGGGTCAAAATGCCAACCCGCTCTCCGTCAATATCTATTTCCACCGTCTCGACCGAGGATCTGGGACGAATCTCATGGATCGCGTGGAGAGTGGCTGCAACATGAACCTCGGGACTGTGCTCGACGATCTTGGACAGAACGTCCATATGATCCTCTTCTTTAGTGACCTGGATCGTGCTGCCCGTCGGCAAAACAACATGCGCCTCGTCAGGGAGATTGTTTGCGGGTCGGATGCCGTTAACCGGAGGAAGTGACAGGGTTACTCTCGCATTCACATGTCGCCCAGCGGTGCTCATCCATGTGCGTGATCCAAGGGACAGGTGCCTGCCCATTGCTGCGAGGTCCGCAACAATCGGATGGTACTCCTCGGCTGTATATCGGTCGAGATAGCCAACATGGTGACCACCGATCCATACAGCGACCGCATTGCTGTCATAGGGATTGTCTGAATCGTCTGCCAATGCGGCTGGTAGATGTAGTTCAGCACCGTCATAGCCACTGGTGTCGATGCCCTGGAAAAGTTTTCGAAAAGCTCCGTCGCGATAGGCCTCTCCAACCACTTCCCCCCGGGTGCCGCGCTGTACCCAAGGTTCGATAGGGTCACCCACCGGTGCCGCCGCCACATGCGTGTCGACATAATCGTCATCGGAATCATCGCCGTCATCAGGGAAGGCTTCGCGCGATTGGTTTACAGCGACCGTAACGTCACCCTCTGGCGGCTTTGTCGGTGACCCAAACAGTGCACGAACTCCACCCCAAATAACAACACATGCCCCGCCGAGCATGAGCGCGAGTCCGAGTCCACTGTCTCCTGCTAGCGCAAAGAGGCCTACAACAATCAGGACAAAGCCCAGAACTACCCCGCCACACCCTGTTGCGCAGCCGTCAAAATCGTCATTTTCCATAGGCATTCCGTCAATGTACCCGTGCTGCGGTCCCGGAGTCTAGGCTCTAGTCCACTTTCTCCCAATGTCAGCCTCGCGTTGGAACACTTCGATCACCCAAGGTGCTACATCGAGTTCGTCGGCCAGCGCACGCGGATCAGGCCCGACCATGCGCTCTGCGATGGCATATTCGATAGGACTGATCAATCTCCGGGCAGCCGTCGCATCCGCCCTGCGCTCACGACGTCGATGTTCGTCTGGGTCGTGCACGGTTCGGTCTCGATGCCACGCGTGATCCAACTCGTGCGCCAGCGTCGAGCGCACCTGGGGGTCGGTCATGGTCACGTTCAAGGTGATACAGCGGGCATCGTCGTCGTAGTGGCCCCACCGCTCCCCTAGATCTGCTTGACGAACGCGCACACCGTTGCGCGCCGCCTCGTCTAATAAGTCATCAGTCCTCAATGTGCCCATCTTGCTCCGCCAACGGTCCGTGCCGGTGATCTTTTGCCGCTTCGTATTCCTGGACTGTAGTGGCACCCTCGGACATTGGGCGTAGCGCGTGGACGGTGGCTGTGTTGGCTGGGTGGCCATAGTCTTTAATAAATCGGTCGTAGGCGCGTTTGACGATTGCGTGCGGGTCTTCGCCCATTGCTTCGGCAGCCCAGGACAGGACCGATGTCGGCATGGGGCGGGTGCCCTTGAGGTACCGGTCGAGTTGGGACCGGTCTATGCCCATTTTTGCGGCTAGGTCTTTGACGGTGATCCCACGGGCTCGCGCGTCACCTGCGACTTGTCCGCCCAGGTATGTGGCGAAAGCGTCGCCCCGTTTTCGTGTAGTCATGTGGCTGACTGTATCACCATTACGGCCGGTTTGTGTAGCCATATTGCTACACGAATTGATTTGACATGCAGCCGCTTAGCATGATTGAGTAGCCATATGGCCGATCACAACAGCGCCGAGCGCATCGCCCAGCTCGTGTCACAGGCGATGGTAACCGCAGGCAAAAGCAAGACCTGGCTAGCCGAGCAGACAGGCATTCCGTACAGCACGCTTGGACGCAAACTACGCGGCGTCTCTGAGTTCAACTACTCCGAAACATTCCGCATCGCAGAAGCACTCGGCGTTCATCCCGCGGACCTCATCCCCTCTGAGTTCAAGAAGGCGGTGGCGTGATGAGCAACAAGACCGTCACCCCCGCCAACATCGAAGCGGTGATTGTGAACATCAAAAGCGACGCCGCGACCGATAAACGGCAGACCCATGCCGGGAGCGTCGGGGCTGCGATGTATTCCGGTGGCCGCGTTGATGGTGCGATCTCAGCACTGATCACACTCGGCCTGATTGACGTTGACGAGGTTGCCAAACTGCGCGCCGAGTTGAACGCCTGACCCCCACCCGCCATTGCCCGTATGGGCCGAGTTTGTTGTACCCACCTCCCTGCTTCGAGCTGGGGAGAGAATCGAGAAATTGTCATGCCCAAATTTGTTACGAGTGCTGGCGAGATAGTTGCCGAGTCCACTCTCACATATACAGAAGTCCTCCGCGCAGTACAGGCCTACAACGTGAATGTTGGTGCAGGCCTAAGTTTGCATCGCATGAAGCGTGCAGCGTCGCTCATACATGATCAACAGACCGGCGTGCTAGACCCGACCGATCCCAGGGTTATTAGCGCCGCATTAAACCAGTGTGACCGCACCGCCCGCGTCGCAATTAGGCGCGCTGACAACAATCGGGGCGCAGCGCGACGGCTGGGGTTGGCGTGATGGAAATCGGGGATATCGGTGCGCAACTATCTAGCGCATTTATTCAGAGCCTTGGCCTGGAAGCAAGCCAGCGTCCATCAACTGCTCTCGCAACACCTGATTCTGATGCTCAAGTGAACTAATTGCTTTTGCAACCACTTGCGTTGTGTACGCAATCATTCGGGCCACCTGCGAAAACCGTTCCTCTGTCGTTTCGGACGACTCGTCAGCGAACGCGCCTGCCACATCTTTCAGGTCGGACAGCAGTTGTCGCGTAACACGCATCTCGTTGGCATCATTGCTCATTTTTGAAATATACCCGCGCTACCTCACAGATGGAATAGACCCCCATGACCTACCAAACAATCGCGATCCTGATCCTCGCGCTCGCCGTCACGCTGAACTCTCTGACGCTGATAAAGATCAGCAAACGCCGATGACTCAACGAGACCCAGGAATCGCGTGCCCTTCATGCGGCAGGCAGTTCATTCCGCGTCACACAGACCAGAAGTGGTGCAGCAGGGAATGTAGGCACCGCGCACGACACCCAAAAAAGAAGGCCACTCGTTAAGGGCGAGTGGCCTTCGTTGTTCCCGAAAGGAAACCAAATGACAGTCTCAATCGTACCGCAGACTGAATCCCCGTTCGATTCCATCCGACAAGTACGCGCTGACGGTTCCGAGTTCTGGTCGGCGCGTGACCTTATGGCCGCCGTCGGCTATGACCGCTGGGAGAACTTCGCCAACGCAATCGACAAGGCCAAGGCGAGTTGCAAAGCGCAGGGCCATAACGTAGCCGACCTTTTTCGTGACGCCACGAAAAAGTCTGGTGGGCGCCCGCAGGCCGACGTAGAACTGGCTCGCTTCGCCGCGTATCTCGTCATGATGAACGGCGATCCGCGCAAGCCTGAAATCGCAATGGCGCAAGGCTACTTCGCAGTAAAAACCCGCGAGGCCGAAACTGCCAAGCCTGAGCAGTTGACTGAAATCGAGGTCGCAGAACGCTACCTGGCCGCACTGAAAGAACGAAACGCACTCGCGGCCAAGGTCGAGGCAGATCGTCCACTCGTAGCGCAGGCTGAGACTTTCCGCCAAGCAGACGGGCTGCGAACCGTAGGTGACCTGGCAAATGACCTCAAACTCCACGCCGCAACCAACTACCCCGGCGTCAAGGTCAAGAGAGATGACGTGTTCGATCTCGCTGGACGAGTTGGCCTGCTGATTCGCGGCAACACGGTCCGCCATAACCAGCCCACAGCGCGAGCCATTGAGGCTCGGTGGGTACGACCTAAAGAAACGGTCTACGAAGACTCGCAAGGAAGATCACACGCCAAAATCGGCACACGCCTCACGCCAAAAGGCTACGGACGGCTGTGGGATGCCGCTGTCAACAACCTCCGCGAGCACGGAACCGTGCTGCCCGAGATTAAGGAGATCGCAGGATGAGGCTCTACAAAGCACGATACGTCGGCAAGGCGGCCACGATGTTCAACAACATGTCGCTTAACGAATGGCCCGAGCCGGAAGGATGGCGAGAGTACGCGATCGACAAGTGGGGCAAAGACTTCACGCGCTGGACCAATGGCTACAAGCCGTTCTTCCTGCCGTCCGATCAGCCCATCTACCGATCGCGATCCGCTGCACAGAATCGCGTCAATCTGATCAATCGTTGGCTCGGTGAAGGCTCGGCGATTCTCGTTGAGACGGATACGAACTGGATGCCCACTGCCGATGCGAACCGCATCCGCAAGGCGCAACGCAAGAGTGTACGCATCGCCAAACTCAAGGCGGAGATCGCAAGACTTGAGGAGGCTTCAGCATGACCACCCCTCTACTCATGGACGCTGCAACTGCCGCCAAAGTCCTCGATCCAACCATGAGCCCCAAGACACTTCTGCGGCTCGCTCGGAGCGGGCAGATCGCCTCTCGTCGTCGCGGCAGACTCGTCCGATTCGCCATGGAGGACCTGGAGGCATACAAGGACGCTGCCGCTAAGCGCGAGGACGCGGCCTACAAGTTGGTTCCAACCAGAAAGAAGCGACTATGACAACCCCAAAACATGCAGGCCCGCGTCACCCAGCCGACCTCCACGCGGCAGTGAAGTTCAACAGCCTACCCCTCAATGCGCAGCGCAAGGCAGTCCTCGCGCACGACGTGCGCACGATGGCCGGCCTGAACCAATTGCGCACCGAGGCTTGGGAACTCGCCCAGGAGGTCGCCTGATGCTCCAAGCCTCCATGCCTCACCTGTGGGCAGTCATTGCTATCAGCGTCGTCACAATCGTGGCGGCGTTTTTGTTTGCGCTCACTGATGAGCGCCGAGAGAAACGAGAGAAGAAGTGAAGATCATCAACCTCCAGGCCGAAAACATTCGCGGCCTCAAAGCAATCGACATCACGCCCGGCGATAACTTCGTCGAACTGGCTGGGTCGAACGGCGCCGGCAAGTCCAGTGTTCTGGATGCTATCTGGCTGGCACTCGGCGGCAAGGATGCCAAGGGGTCGGTCACCACACCCCTACGCAAGGGCGAGAAGTCGGGCTTCGTCGAGCTGGATCTCGGCAACCTGCGTGTGCGTCGGAACTTCACCGAGGCTGGCACTACGAGCCTCAAGGTGACTGCCGTTACCGCCGAGGGGATCGCCTCGACGGTGAGTTCGCCGCAGACTGTGTTGGACTCGCTGCGGTCAAAGTTCCTGGACCCCGCTGGATTCGCTGCGGCCAAGCCTGAGCAGCAGCGCGCCGAACTGCTGGGGCTGCTTGACCTTGATGTAGATCTGGACGAGTTGGCAGCGAACCGCAAACGGATCTTCGATGCGCGTACTGAGATCGGACGCCAAGGCAAGGCGCTCGGGGAGGTAGGCGAGATCGACGATGGCCTGCCAGAGGAAGAGCAGTCCGCGTCTGAGATTATTCGCATGATTCAAGCCCGCCAGGAGCGTAATCGCGAAATTGAAGAGGCTGAGCGTGAGGTCGCGGACAACGCGCGCACCATTGAAGATCTCGCCCATCAGATCCAGGAATTACAGGCTCAACTCAAGGAATCGCGGGACGAGCAGAAGAAGGCGATTGAGCGGGCGAAATTCTTGGGCGACGCAGAGTCAACCGATGAGCTTGAAGAGCAGTTAGCGCGCATCGAGGAAACCAACGCGAAGATCCGCGTGAACAATGCTCGTCGGCAGCAATTGGCAAGGAAGGTGGCCCTGCGCCAGCAGTACGAGACGCTGACTCGGCAGATTGAGAACCTCGACAAGACCAAGGACGAAGCGATCGCCAAGGCCAATCTGCCTGTCGAGGGGCTCGGGCTGGATGAGAAAGGCGTCACGCTCAACGGCTTGCCACTGTCGGATGCGTCGAGCGGTGAGCAACTTTATGCTGCGCTGCGGATCACAGCAGCACTCAACCCAACGTTGCGCGTCATCCAATTACGCGACGGCTCGCTACTGGATGCCGAGCACAAGAAGATTGTGGCTGATTTCGCCGAGGCCGAGGACTATCAGGTCTGGTACGAGTCGGTTGGCACCGGTGGCGAGGGCGCGGTCATCATCACTGACGGCGAGGTGTCCAATGGCTAACCTGCGCGAAGATCTGACGATAATCGACCGGTCAATCACCACGCTGACACCAGATCAGATCGAGTCCGCTCGCCGTCTCATCACTGCCCGCTGCGGCGACGACGCATCCAAAGTTCTCGAAAGGCTGGGGATCAATGAGTGACTACGAATCGCACTTGGCGAACCAGGTCGAAGCCGACTATCAGACGCGCCAACTCCAGCAGGTCGAGGCCGCGAACACTGAGATTGAAGCCATTGTCGAGCGACTGAAAGAACTCGCACTCGACGGGGAGGCGCTCACGGACGGGCTCGCGGACTTGTGTACTGCGCTGCAGTCCTGGGCGCACGCTACGGAAGGGTTGATGTGACCACCGCTGGAATCGTCTACCTCATCATCGTTGCCGCTCTGATCGGGGCGGCTTTTCTTATACCTAAGGAGTTGCAGTGAGTCTGCAGATTTACAAGGACCTTGAACAAGGGTCAGACGAGTGGCTGGAGGCGCGTCGCGGGATTGTCACCGCGTCCGTCGTCGGGCAGCTCATCACAGCAAAGACGCTGAAACTCGCGTGCAACGAGACATCTCGCTCGCTGGCGTTGACGCTTGCGGCTGAGCGCATCACGGGCCGAATCGAGCCGGTATTCGTCTCCGATGACATGATGCGCGGTCGTCTCGATGAGCCGATTGCCCGCGACCTGTACGCCTCACACCATGCGCCTGTGACAGAGGTTGGATTCATGGTCCTTGAAAGCGGAGGCATACGCCTCGGATACTCCCCTGATGGTCTGGTTGGCGATGACGGACTAATTGAAATCAAGTCTCGCAAACCCAAGATTCAGCTAGCAACCATTCTCAGTGACGAGGTTCCCGCCGTGAACATGGCGCAGATCCAGGCCGGGCTACTGGTTAGTGGAAGGGGCTGGTTGGACTACATCTCCTACTGCGCTGGAATGCCGCTATTCGTCAAGCGCGTTTACCCGGATTTCCGGTGGCGCGACGCGATCACCGAGGCAGTCGAAGCCTGTGAGCACGACATAGCGGACAAGGTTGCTCGCTACGAATCTGCGGCTCTAAATATGCCTGCAACCGAGTACGTCGAACACTTCAATGAAATCGAGTTCTGATATGGACATTACTGACGCGCTTGCGCCAGCGAGCGACCAATTAGATGCGGTTGAACTGGTCAATCCGCGCACCTTCACCATCGACACTGGGTCCCGCCTTGGTAAGCGGGACGGCAGGACTGTTGTCGAGATTCGTCTTGTCAATTTCGACCGGGTTTGGCGACCAAGCAAGGGAATGCTTGACGTGCTGGCCGCATGCTGGGGCACAGACGGGAAGGCCTGGGTTGGCCGCCGCGTCACGCTATATAACGACCGCGACGTCACTTTTGGCAAAGAAAAGACGGGCGGCATTCGCATTAGTCACCTGTCACACATTGAAAAAGCGCGCACGGTAGCGATTCGAGCACCTGGTGCTGGACGCGTGAAGCAATGGCACGTTGAGCCACTGCCTGATGAGCCAACTACCGCCGACCCCACGCCCGAGCAGATCGCCTCACTAACCGACGAGGACGCGCTCAAGGAACTGTGGAAGCAATCAAGCCCACAAGGACGACGACTCATCGAAGCGCGCGTTGCCGAACTGCGCGCGACCCCCGCCGCCGACCCGGAAACGGGCGAGGTCGTTGAGGGTGAGTTGTTTGGGACCGAGTCCTAATGGATTTGCTCGACGAACTCAATCGGATCGAGAACCCGGCGGACGTCACCAAAGTGCACGCACTCATGCCCTCGATGGGACTGGCGTGTGGCCTCGATTTCCTCAAGGTGCGCGAACCATGCACTCTCGGAACTCGCGGGCTGCTGGGTGCGCACAAGTGGCCCGAATCAACCCCCGCTGAGCCAACTTGTACAGAGTGTCTGGCGAGGCACGGAGGGCTTGACGGACTGCGTGCTGAGATTCGCCGCCAGCAGTCAAGGGAGGCAATCACATGACCACCCACATGCGTCGTTACCCGAACCCACTCCGCGAGTCCTCACACGATCTCGCCTGGCAGGACGATGCTTTGTGTGCTCAGGTGGGCCAAGAGATCTTCTACTCAGACGACTTTCAAGATCAGCAGGATGCGATCGAGATTTGCCGCCACTGCCCGGTGGTCAATCAGTGCTTAGAAATGAGCATCAAGCGGCCTGGCGATATTTGCAACGGCATCTGGGCGGGAACGCTGCCAAGTGACCGAATCAAAATTATGCGCACCACCGAGAGGCGTAACAAGCCTTTGAAATGGGCTATCGAGCAACTGGCGGCCATATCGAAGCAAAGGAGGCGGGTGTGAGCGGCAAGGGTATCTATCGGCACCGTTTCCCGATCGTCGATGAGTCTGCCAATCTGCACGACCTCAAGCAGGAAGCAACAGACGAAATGGCGGCGATTTGTGAGCGGAATTGTTGGCGACGAGTTTCGCCGACTTTGGTTGCAGTTGAACACGGTTCGCCTGCATCAATCGTTGCATCTGTCGAGGTTCTATTTATCACTAAACGAAAGCATAGGAAGGAGGTAGGCGCGTGAAAGATTACGCACTAGCTTTATATACCCAGCCGTCATACATTCCGTGCCAGGCGACCAAGCGGGCACTCAAGCGACAGGGCCTGGAGTTCGTCGAGATCGACGTCCATGAAGACCCAGATACCTCACGCGCCGTTCTGGACCAGTACGGACTCAACCGCACACCCGCTGTCATCGGCAAGGTCGACGGCAAAACCTATCAGTGGCAAGGGCACTCAGAGGAATCGATCGAGGCGTTCGTCGAACTCGTCAAGGAGGATGCAGCATGAGTACGATCACACTCACCGGAAACGTCGTTGCCGACCCTGAACTCCGGTACACGCAGGACGGCACGCCACTGCTGTCGTTCCGCGTCGCCGAGAACCACCGCCGCTTCGACAAGGCTCGCAACGAGTGGGTCGATCTGCGTACTGATTGGCACGACGTGACGATCTGGCGAGGTAAGGCTGAAACACTCGCCGAAGCACTCAAGAAGGGCGATCGCGTTGTGATCGTGGGCGACCTCGAATCTCGCGAGGTCGAGAAGGACGGCTCGAAGCGAGTCTACTGGCGAGTTCAAGCCCGCGAGATCGGTATCGTGCCCAAAGCCAAGAGCAGTCAGCCTGCGGTCGCACATGACCCCTGGAGCGGATCGGCGGTGAGTTCGGATGAGCCGCCGTTCTAGGCAGTTTCGCATCGAACGAGCCCGGCTCTGGCCACATCCCCTCCGGCCCATATGGACCGTCTGGAAGGTGGACAGCCCTTATGTTTCCCATGTCGTCCACCACGCAAACACCTGGCGCGAGGCGATGGATTGGGCGGATCGGATGGTGCGGAAGTGACCCGCAGCCGAGTCAGCGCCAAGAAGGCGGGCGCGTCATTCGAACGCCTCGTTGCCAACTACCTCGCCGAGCATGTTGACGATCGGATTGATCGTCGCGTCAAAACCGGGAACAAAGATCGCGGCGACATTGGCGGGCTACGTCACATGGGCCAGCGGGTGGTGATCGAATGTAAGAACACCACCCGCCTGTCGCTCGGAACATGGATCAATGAAGTCGAGATCGAACGCGGAAACGATGATGCCGGGGTGGGCCTAGTTGTGCACAAACGGCACGGTAAGGCCTCCCCCGGCGATCAACTAGTGACCATGACACTAGCCGATTTCGTCAGTTTGGTTAGCGGTGGACGGGTTTAGAGAAATGAAATCAGCTCTTCAAACGACAGCGATCCACCAATCGCAGTAGATCCCTGGTCTGGGGTAACAGAGCACCACTCGTCGTCAAGCTCGACGGTCTGATGCTCTATGCCATCGTATCCAAACCTGTAGGTCTGTTCGTCAACCTTCCGCATTGTCACAGTTTTCCCGGTATTACTGCCGACGAAAGCAACTACTTCGCCAACGTCAAGCGCTTTGATTTGCTCTACGTCCACACCCAAACCCCAATCTCTCCATGCCCGCGTCGTTGCGGGCTTAGAAAGGAATCGTCATGTCCACTCATGAACTTAAGAGCCAAAAGCTATGACCACCACACCAACCGGTATCCCCGTCGTCGACTGCGACAGGTGCGGCAAGCGTCACCCCTGGACGCGGCTGCACTGCGAGGGCTGCGGGTCGGCAAGCGTGTTCCAGATGGACGGCCTTTGCGTGAAATGCAGGAGGGAGTGAGAGGTGGCTAAGGATGGAAGGCTTTACGGGAAGTTCACCCTAGACTTCCCCGATTCGCCGAAGATTCTGCCGCTGTCGGATGCTGCGTTTCGCTGTCTAGTTGAGGCAACACTTTGGAGCCGACAGCACATGACTGACGGGTTGCTAGCGCGTCGCTACGCAGTCGCTAGGTGGTCGCTTGAGGTTTTGCAGGAGTTGTGCGAAAACGACCCCGAAAACCCCTCTTTGGTTGAGGTTGAAAAGGGGTATTTGATACACGACTTTGATAAACATCAGGACACTAAAGCGGACATTGAGGCACGGTCGCGCCGCAACAAAATTGCAGGTCAGAAGGGCGGGCTAGCGAAACGCAAGCAAGTCGCTAGCGAGTCGCTTAGCGAAAACGAAGCAGAGACAGAGACAGAGACACATATAACTACACCTAACGGTGTAGTTAGGTCGCGCGCGACAAAACTGCCCGATTCATGGACTCCGACGATCGAACACCAGTCCCGAGCAAGCGAGACAAACCTCGACTTGCAACTTGAGGTGATGAAGTTCCGGTCGCACGCCCACGAGAAAGGGCGCACGGCCAAGAACTGGAACGCGGCATTCACTCGCTGGCTCATCAACGCCGCCGAGTTCGCAGCACGAGATCGCACAGCAGGGATGCGCCCGACTTACCAGGAGCGTCAAGCTGCGCTATGGGATCGGGAGATGGAACAGGCCCGACTGCGAGACGAAAGGAATCTCGATGCTCAGCAACCAGCAGATGGTGACCGTCCTGCGCTACCTCAAGGCCGCTAACCTCAGTGGGCCGATCGAGGAAGGGCAAGCGGCGGTGTGGGTAGACGCCCTCGCTGCCAAAATGCCAAACCTGCGCATCGAGGACGCACAGGCAGCCTGTCGAGAAATGGTGACCAGCCGCTCGGCAGCGAAAGGCAACACCTGGATCACGCCAGGCGATCTGATCGACGAGGTGAAGCGGATTCGGAGCAAACGACTCGACTCGGCGGGAACACTCCCAGAGGCTCCCACCTACCTCGGGGTCGACGGCGAGCGTGAATGGACTCGGCGCATTCGGGCGCTCGTCGGTGACGGCCTCACGGCAGACGATGCGGCAAAACGGGCCCGGAGTGCAATGAAGATCCCTGAACCGGAGCACGTCGAAACCGTCCCCATCGCCGGGTTGCTCAACAAAACACTCAAACCCCGTCCCAGTGGCGGGGTTTCTGCATGAAGGAGGACGTTATGAACTTCAAGAAGGCACTCAAGGCCAAAGCAAGGCCAAAGCGGCGCGCGAGGTTGCTTGATGTCGAATTTCCCGAATTGCCAGACCGGAAACGTGTTCTGCGAGCCCTTGAACTCGCGGGCGTCAATCCGAATGCTGTTGCCGTCGATCCGCCGCCGCTCGCCAGTCGGAACTTCCTGGAATTTAGCGAGATCCAGTTCGACGGCCCGCGCAAAATCATCCACCACCGCAAGGGCAAATTTGTCACTAAGCGGCGCGTGATCCGCAACCCTGATCCGACACTTTGGAGGAAGCCATGACGCTAGACCGAGCCGCGATCCAGAGCCGTTACCAAGCCGCGCTGGATGCAAAACCCGGCAAGGGGCCGATCGATCCAACGCCGATCTGGGATTCGGCCTGCGACGTGCCGGATTTGCTCGTGGAGATCGAGCGGCTGAGGCAGGAAGCGTCCGCATTGCCACAGAATGCCACCCAGGACGCGACGGGAGGCGGAAAAGGGGCACAGGGAGGTTCGGGCGGACAAACGGGCCTTAAATCGGCTTCTGCGGGGTCGGTGCTCGATGAAATCAAAGCCCGTGCTGCGGCGGCTACTGGGGGGCCGTGGTACTGGCGCAATTCGCAGGATGTGTACCTGCTTGGCAAGTCGAGTCGATGCGTCATGGCGTTTTCTCGCTACGGCATGCAGGGCGGACAGCCGGAGTTCCGCGGTTCCGACAATCTCATGACCAAGGTGGCGAAAAAGAACATCAACACCTTCCCAGACGCCACCTTCATCGCCCACGCCCGCCAAGACGTACCCGCACTGGTCACAGCCCTTGAAGCGGTGCTTCTTCTGCACTCAAGTCGCCCCGGCCTTCTTGGTCGGCCCGTGTGCGAGGAGTGCGTTGAAGATCTGGGCCTCGGAGACACTCTCCCCGCCACATACCCCTGCCCGACTGTTCGGGCGGTCACCGAAGCACTGGGGGCCACCGATGAGGCCGCACACGAGAAGGAGGAACGAGGATGAGTGAACGTAAAACGCAGGCGCTGGACACCCTGCCAGACCGCACGCTAATCGAGGCGTCGGGGCGATATCTGCACGGCGCGGGCCAGTTCGACAGGTGCTGGGCGCGTCCGGTGCCGAGCTTCGTCAGCGGCACGGATGAGCCGCGCTTGTGGGAGGTGCTCGTGTACGGGTCGCGGGGGTTGCCGGAGAGCGTCACGACAGCCGAGCGCATCACTGAATACCGCGTGCTGTACGTCGCCGACGGGAGACTGACCATGACCGACCGCATTGACCACGCGACTGAGGCGCGGGAAGCACTGCGAGGAGCGGGAGACGGCAGAAATGTCGCCACTGACGCGCCTCTGGTGGCCCAAGTCCACGCGACCCTGGCCCTCGTAGAGCAGCAGCGGATCGCCAACCTGATTGCGCTGGCTGAGTCGGGGAGAGTGACCGTCAACGGGGCCAGGCAAGCCCTGTCAGGAATCTACGAAGGCACTGTCGAGGATGGAACTGGGCACATGCGTCTCCGCCCCGACATTGCCACCGCTCTCGGAATCGAGGTTCAGGGATGAGCACCGCAGAAGCAATGTTTGTAACAGGCGTGGTACTGGCGGTGTTCAGCACCATCTCATGGGGTTACGAGGCGGTCGAAGTGCGACCACGCGACCGCCGATACTGGCGGCCGTGTGTGGTAACCGGATTAAGCGCTGTCGCTTTCATCGCGGCGGCTTGGATGAATGTAGGAGGCGGGCGATGATCGACTGCCATGAGTGTTCATGCCACCTGAACCCGCCGTGTTCCCGGTGCGAAAACTGCGTGCATTGGTACGCGCCCGATTGTTCAAATGACTGTCAAGAATGTGAGGTTGACCATGAAGCGCCTAGATGAAATCAAAGCCCGCGCTGAGGCGGCTACTGAGGGGCCGTGGGCGGTGAGCGAAGATTCCGAATCGTCGCGCGCATGGTTTACGCGTCCGTTCCCGGAGTTTAAGGGAAAGGACGGGAGGCCAGTCCACTTGTCAATAACTCATGCGGAGACAGAGTTCATTGCCCACGCCCGCGAGGACATTCCGTGGCTGCTGGCCGAGGTTGACCGCCTGCAAGCCCAGGTAGACGCGGTGCGGGCTGCCCTCGCCAACCACCCGAAAGCGTGCGACCTGTACGACAAAGACGAGGCGGTGACGTGCGGCTGGAAGCGGGCAGTCATGGATGTTGAACAAGCGTTAGGAGAAGACTATGAGTGAACTGACCGAGAAGATCGCACGGGAGCACGGCGTCGACTGGATCAGCGGCGGGAGCGATGGCGAGACCATTGGTTGTCAGTGTGGGGCTCGCAATAAGGAGTCGTCCGACAGCGGCATGATGTCGGCGCATGTCCGCCACGTCGCGGAGGTCACCGAGGCGGCTGTGCGGGCGGAGCGTGTCACCCCGAGCCGTGAAGCGCTGATCTTAGCCATCGCTAAAGAGGTGGACAGAGCCATTGGTTCTGATTGGCCGGATTCTTTAGCCCCCCATCAAAAGGCAATTTTAGACGCGGCCTCCCGCGCAGTTCTCGCCCTGCTCCCTGGCCGCTCTGAGGCTGTGGTGAAGGCGGAGGCGTTGCGGGAAGCGGCGGCGGGTATGCCGAGGGTTTCGTGGGGTGACTTTTGGGATGAGGACAAGCAAAAATACGGCGCGCACATCCAGGAGGTCGTCGACCCGCACTCAAAGCCATTCCCCACCATCCGCAGCGTCGGCATCGAAGATTGGCTCCATGCCCGCGCTGAGGAGATCGAGCGGGGTGGTAGCCGTGGCTGAGTACACGCCGACGACAGAGCAGGTGCGTGATGCCTACAGCTTCGACCCTGTGGCCGAGTACCACGACCCGATCACCCCGCACCACGTCATCAACGGGCGCGCCTTCGACCGTTGGCTTGCTGCTCATGAGGCTGAGGTGAAAGCCGAGGCGCTGCGGGAGGCCGTTAAGGACATTGACTACGCGGGTCTGGGAACCTACGAAGCCAACACGGTTGTCTCGTGGCTGTCCACCCGCGCTGACCGGATCGAGCGGGATGGTGACTGTGGCTGACGAGGTTTTATCGACGGATGATTTGCGTGAGGCATTTCGTGAGTTCTTGCGCCTGGCTGCTCTTGACAAATTGGCAGAGCGAGAGCCGTCCGTGGAGGTGTTCCTCTCGCCCGAGCAGTACGCGCAGATCGAGCAGTACGCGGACGAGAAGTTCAATGCCATTCTTACCACCCACGACGCTGAGGTTCGTCGTGATGAGCGGGAGAAGGTCGCGCGGGAGATTGAGACAGTGGCCGATAGCGAGCCGCAAATAATCGGTTTTCACTGCACGTTCCCCGGACCCCGAGAGTCCGGCCTCCGTGCTGCCGCCCGAATCGCTCGTGGAGGTGCGTCGTGAACGCTGCGGGGGCGACGGCGGTTACCGCCGTCGTTTTCCTAGTCGCATCCATAGTCGTAGCGCTCGTAGCCGATGATAAGGGCTGGCACAGGAGAGGGCCCGTGATCGTTCCGGTCGGCTGGGCGCTGTTCGCGTCAAGCTGCGCGCTGTTTATCGTCTCGGCGTGGATGGCGGTGGGGTCGTGATGCCTAAACGAGTTCAGATGACACGGCAACGACCGTGGCGTGCGGACAACCCGGATGCGGTGATCGTTGCCAGGCCGAGCAAGTGGGGGAATCCCTGGCGAGTTTGGCGAGATGCGCGGCGGGGCCGCTGGGTTTGTAAGGCGGATCACAATGCGAGTTATGAACTGTTCATCACGAAGGATGAAGCAACCGCTGCCGCAGTAGAGCATTTCAGGCATTGGGTGTGGCGACTGGATGTGACCGAACTCGCAGGCAAAGACCTCGCCTGCTGGTGCCCGCTCGATCAGTCGTGCCACGCGGACGTGCTGCTAGAGATCGCGAACGGAGGTGCCCAGTGAACCCCGATTGTAAGTACGGCAAGCACGCGGCCTGCGATGGGTCTGGGTGGGATGCCGAACGAGACGAACCCATTGCGTGTCCATGTGTGTGTCATCAAGCCCTGAGCCTTGATTCGGCCAAGACAAGGAGAAACCCTTGATAACCACCAAATGCCCCTGCGGCTGGGAAACCTACGGCAACATCCAAGCCGCACTCAGGCGCAAAGAACAGCACCAGAAGAAATGCCCACAGGCCCCGAAAACCGGGGCCTCACGTGTGTCAGGAGGCAGAACATGAGTGAGACAGACCACACCGCACGTCCGCTCATCGCGCGCGCGGAAACGACCGCGGCGCTCATCGAGCAGCTCTATCAAGCAGCACGTGAACTCACCACCACCGACCTGCTTCCCCGTTTGAAAGCACTCATCGCTGAAACCAGTTCGCCCAACACCAGCGACACCCACCGGTTCAAGAAGCAACCATCCTCACCAGCCCCATGGAACGATGCGGCGGCAGGGTTGTATTACACGATCCATGGGGATGCTCGGCGTTTTGAGACGTTGTTGAGTGTGCGATTGTTTGGGCGTGCGAGGTTCAGGCCGGGTGCTGACAACCAGACGGTCGAGGCGATTGGAAGGTTGCCGGTCCTGATCGCTCACGGGTATGAGAGAGGTCTAGATCCTGACCTTGACCTCGCTGACCCGACTAATGCTTTGTTGTCGTGGCCGCGTCAGATTAGAGCAATGCTAGATGCGGCACTCCCTGGCGAAGAGCCTTGGACCACCGCACCAGGCGACCTACGTTGCCCGCACTGCGACAACCGGCTTCACCTCGAACCAGGGTGGACAGCGCACCCAGACACTGCCGACGTGATCTGCCGCCATTGCCGTGATGACAACGGCAAGCACCTCAGATGGGCACCCACAACATGGGTCGCCGTCCTCCAACACCAGGACACCAAATAGTGACCAACGGTGAGCCCAGCAACCCATTGGGCTCACCGTGTCGCTAACCAACTTGCAAAAAGTTATCCACAGGTTCTATAGTTTGAGACGGCAGGTCATGCCCAAAAACAAGCCCCGTAGAGCACACGCTCCGGGGCTTCACTCATCCCCCAAACACTTGTAGCTAACAGCCCGCCAGGCGCGGTGAAGCAACCCCGAGGCAGGTGACCACCATGGCTGCACGCCCCTGGACCCCCGACGAAGACCAAAAACTCCGCAACCTCCACGCCAACGAAATCAGTGTGCGACGCATCGCGGAAACCCTCGGACGCCCACGATCCACCGTGGCAAGCCGCATCAGACGTCTCGGGCTGAAATCCACACGGACTAAAACCCTCGCTGCCACCCAAGCAAACATGGCAGACGCGAAATCACGACGAGCCAAAGCCGCCCTAGCCGAACTAGAAATCCTCGAACTGTCCCAAACACGCGCACTCAAAACCCTCCGAGACGCCGAACCATGGCAAACCGTCCTGCGCGGCGAAATGGGCATCGAAGAACCCAAAGACGTCGGCTTCGTCCCACCGAGGGACATGCGCGAAGAGTCCTCAGCACGCGCATCCATGGCCGCCACCGTAGACAGGCTCACCATCGAAGACAACGGAGCCGCAGCAGCAGCCAGCATGCTCGAACGCCTCGCCGGGGCCATCGGCATACCAAACCTCGAAACCGACGACCAATGAACATCGACATGGGTGTGTCGCCCAAACAACTCGACTTCCTGCGGAACTCGACCACAACCGTGTCCCTACTCGAAGGCTCAATCCGTTCCGGGAAAACAATCATCAGCCTGCTGCGCTGGCTGTTCTACATAGTCAAAGCCCCACGCGGCGGCGAACTCGTAATGATCGGACGCACCAGAGACGCTGTCTGGCGTAACTGCATCGCCCCACTCCAAAACCCCGACCTATTCGCCCCGTTCGACAAACAAACCATCGGGAACTACGGCGCCCCCACCGTCCGCATCCTCGGACGCAGAGTCCACGTCCTCGGAGCATCCGACGCTAAAGCCGAAAAAGTCCTTCGAGGCATGACCGTCGCAGGTGCCTACGTCGACGAAGCCACCACAGTCCCAGAAGAATTCTTCACACAACTCCTAGGACGCATGAGCGTCACCGGCGCACAACTGTTCGCTACAACCAACCCCGACAACCCCGCTCACTGGCTGCGGCGCAAGTTCCTCGACCGCATCAAAACCATGCCGCACTGGCGTTCCTGGCATTTCGTCATGGACGACAACCCATCGCTGACAGCCAAATATCGTGCCGAGCAAGAAGCGAACTTCACCGGCCTCTGGTACCGGCGTTTCATCCTCGGTGAATGGGTCGCAGCTGAAGGCGCTATCTACGCTGACTGGGACCCAGAAAAGCACGTGATCGACGAACTGCCCGACATGGATCGGATGATCGCTGTTGGTGTGGACCACGGCATCACGAACCCGTCAGCCGGCATCCTGCTCGGTATCAGTGGCGGTGTGATGTACGCAGCCGATGAGTGGTGGCTAGACGGTTCCACCATGCAGGTCAAGCCAACGGTGGCGCAACAGTCCGCCTCCTTACGTGGCTGGCTCAATGATCCCCAGCATGGTGGGCAGCGCGCCCAGTTCGTCTGTGTTGACCCCGCAGCAGCCGCATTCCGCACACAGTTGCAGGTAGACGGTACTACCGGTCTCGCTATCGCTGACAACGACGTGGCCTACGGAATCCCGCTCGTCGCATCACTACTTGGCTCTGGCCAACTGAAGGTCCACAAGAGTGCCGAGAACCTGATCCGCGAATTCCCTGGCTACTCCTGGGACCCGGAAGCCACGTTGAAGGGCAAAGACCAACCAATCAAAGTCTCAGACCACGCACTCGACGCCCTTAGGTACGGAATAACTACCACCGAATCACTCTGGCGATCACACCTCCGAGTTGCCGCATAACCCAGAAGGGAGTGATCATGCCGCTCCCTCAAGCGAACACTTCTTGGCCACCAAAGGAACTCTCACCGATCCTTGATCAGATCAGCACGTGGAACGCCTGGTATGTCGGCAATCCTGAACGCCTAGAAAAGGCCTACCGTAGCGGCTCACAAGCCAAGACTCGACCCTCACAACTCGCTGGCGGTGTGGTCGGGAAGGTCTCGCGATGGTGGTGGGGCCGCCCACAAGTTGATGGAAAGTCCACCCCCGCGAAACTACACATCCCAGCTGCCGCTGACCTCGCTGTCGCTTCCGCTGACCTGCTGTTCTCTGAACCACCCGTGATCACCGCAGGCGATAAGACGACTCAGGATCACATCACCGGCTATGTCGATGATGGTTTGCTAACCGGGTTCGCTGAGGCCGCCGAGATCTCCGCAGCGTTGGGTGGCGTATACCTGCGTGCCACCTGGGACCAGAAACTTGCCCAGCACGCGTTCATCAGTCGTGTGGATGCTGACGCCGCGTTGCCTACGTTCCGGTGGGGTCGCTTGGTTGCTGTGACGTTCTGGCATGTTGTCCACCAGGACAACAACACCGTGCTACGCCATGTGGAAGCTCACGAAACCGACAGTCTTGGTATCGGCGTGGTGTTCCACGGCCTGTATCAGGGCACGCCGGACAACCTTGGGCGACAGATCCCCTTGTCTGAGCATCCCTCGACCACTGGCCTGCAGGTCGATGCTGACTCGAAGATCAGTACCCTTACCCCTGGTCTTGATGTCGTTTATGTGCCGAACCAAACCCCGAACCGGCTGTGGCGTACCGACCCGATCGGCACCAACCTTGGACGCTCCGACTATGACGGTGTTGAACCGCTCATGGACGCACTCGATGAGACCTGGTCATCGTGGATCCGTGATCTACGTCTTGGCAAGGCACGACTGATTGCTGCTGACTCGCTGCTAGAGGATAAAGGGCCAGGCAAAGGGTCCGTGCTCGATCTAGATCGTGAAATTTGGTCATCCGTCAACGCAATTCAGCGCACAGATCAACCCGGTCTGCCGATTGAGCAGGTCCAGTTCGCTATCCGTGTTGAGGAGCACAAGGCTACTGCTGACGCGCTGTTGGAGCAGATCCGCCGCACCGCCGGCTATAGCGCGCAAACGTTCGCTGAGGGTCAAGTCACCCACCAACAGACCGCAACTGAAGTCACCGCTCGTGAACGCCGTTCGTATCTGACCAGGGACCGCAAAGTGCGGGCGTGGCAACCAGCAGCACGCACCCTGATCAAGAAGCTGTTGGAGATCGACAAGGCCGTGTTCAACGCGAACGTGAATCCCGATGATCTGGTGTTCCAGTTCGCTGATGGTGTCCAAGAGTCCCCCGAAACCCTTGCCCGTACCGCGACGTTGTTGAAGCAGGCTGAGGCCGCGTCGGTGAAGACGTTGGTGCAGTTTGTTCACCCGGAATGGGACGACACCGCAGTGGAAGCAGAAACTCAACTGATCTTGCAGGAACGTGGCAACACCGTCGAGAACCCGTTCGAGCTGACGGAGTAAACCCATGGCCTGGTTGCCCGACGACCGCGGCGCATTGTGGTGGCTGGCTCAAGATCTCGCAGCCGTGTTCGGTGAAGCTGAGCAGGAACTCGTCAAAGTCCTCGCCTCCGAACTGCGTGACCTACTGACCGATGATCCGGAACAACTCGCAGCCCGTGTCACCCGCCTCACCAAGTCCCGGGAAGCAGCTGAGCGCCTCGCTGAGCAACTGTCCGAATACACGCACGAGCAGATCCCACAGATCCTGGACACCGCAGCCCAGCACGGCGCGAACGCTGCACTGACCGAGGTCGCCAAAGCCGCCACACTGCCGCCGGTGGCTGTGGCTGGTCCTATCGGTGCACCAGCTGTCACCGCCCTGGCCGGCGACCTGACGAACGCGCTCGACGTTGTCACCCAGCGTGTGTTGCGTTTCCCCGATGATGTGTGGCGGCGTACCGTCGCGCAGACTTCCACCAACGTCCTGCTGGGACTGGACACGGGTAGACAGGCTCAAGCTCGCGCGTGGCAGAAGATCCTTACTGAGGGTGTCACATTCATCGATAAGTCGAACCGGCGTTGGAACACCGCAACCTATGTGGAGATGGCCACCAGAACCGCCACACGGCGCGCGTGGGAAGCCCAACACGTCGCAACGATGGCCGATCATGGCATCAACCTCGTCACCATCACGGTCGGGTCTAGGGCATGTGAGAAGTGCGCAGCATGGGACGGAAAGATCCTGCGCACCGATCCCGGCCCCACCGGTGATGTGGTTGTTGACCGTGCTGACGGTGACGGAACCATGACCGTGTACATCGCGGGCACCCTCGATCAGGCGAAAGAACACGGCTGGCTGCACCCAAACTGCCGCTGCCGCCCCGTCGCCTACCTGCCCGGCATCAGCCGGGTCGAGACCAACACGCACTTTGACCCCGAAGGCCACGCCAACGAGCAAGAACTGCGCCGGCTCGAACGCGAAGTACGCAAAGCGAAGATGGAAGAAGCCGCCGCCCTCACACCCGAACAAAAGAAAGCCGCACGCGAGAAGGTTAGGGCACGGCAAGCCCAGATCCGTGACCACGTCGACAAGACCGGCGTCCCGAGGCGTAGGGAACGTGAGCAACTCAACTACGGGCACCGCGTCGAGGTTGACGGTAAGCAGACTCGGGCCACTGATGGGCTGCCATCGAGTACACGACTACATCAGGCTTCGATAGATCAATCGACTCGACCAGCGCGAATTGTCACAGAGACAGAAGATGTCTACGAAAAAGGCCTTCTAGCAGGGCTGCCCAACAAACAAACCGATCCACCGGACCTCGATGTCGCTGCATGGAAACAACGCCAAGGCGCCCTTGACGTCAATTTCCACGGCGAAACCCTGGATCCTGCCGAAGTGCGGTTTGCTGAGAGGTTCGTCGCCAGGAATGAGCGATTCGAGTGGATCCCGCGAAACCGAACCGGAGCGGATGGGAAGTTGCTGCCCACAAATGACTTCACGTGGATATCGCGCGAGGGCGAAGAGTGGGAACTGAAGAGCCCTCAAGCACCCGAGTATGAGGCAGTGAAGAACCGCTTACGCGACGACATCCGAAAAGGGAAAACCCGGTTCATGGTGGATGTGGGAGAAGAAGAAGCCACGCCTCAGTTCCTACGAGGCCTCCAACGCTACGCAGAACGTCGAGGACTGGACGGCGTCATCGTTCTTTCCGAGAACGGGCATCGCCTAACTCGCGTTTGGTAAGAGCGAAGGGACGTCGGCCTCCGCGTTCATGTGGGCTGTTATTTCAAGCCGGGCGGAGGGGCGTCCCTTCGGCAACAACATTACCGCACTACCCCTTGCCTATCAATGACACTAACCCACTACATAGCCCAGGAGGCTTTGCAATGCGCAAGAACACTCATACTCGTTGGCAGGCCGCTACCCCCGGTGTGCCTGACCGGTTGAACCTGATGGGTATCCGGTTCATGTCGGCCGGTGAGGGCGGCGACGCTGGTACTGGCGGTCAAGACGGTGCCGGTAGTCAAGGCGAACAGCAGGCCCCAACGCCTACCCCAGGTGATCTCGCTGCGAAGGCCACAGCCGCACAACAGCAGCAGACCGAGACCGGGAACCAGTCTGGCGACAACCTGCCCGATGACCCCGCAGCGCTCAAGGCCGAGATCGCCCGGTTGCGCAAAGAGAACGCAGGGGACCGCACCGCGGCGAAGACGAAGGCTGCCGAGGACGCTCAGGCCGCACTCACGCAGCAGATCGGCAAGGCCCTCGGGTTGATCAAGGATGACGAGACCCCCGACCCGGCAGCGTTGACCGCACAACTCACCGAGCAGCAGGCGACCGCACGTCAGGCTCAGCTCGAACTCGCAGTGTTCAAAAACGCTGGCGCGAAGAACGCTGATCCGAGCGCCCTGCTCGATTCCCGGTCGTTCCTCGACTCGGTCAAGGACATCGACCCCACAGACACCGCCGCGATCACCGCGGCGATTGAGAAGGCCGTCACGGCCAACCAGAAGCTTAAGGCCGTCCAGGCGGCGGCCTCCAACAGTGCTAACCATGCCGGTGGATCCGGTGAAAAAGGCACGAAACCCACTTCACTTCAAGCCGCTGTCGCTAACCACTACAACGGCTAACAATACCTTTGGAGGCACCTCATGCCTGTTTCTCTCGCAGAAGCGAAGAACAACGCCACCGATGACATCGACGTGAGCGTTATTGACGAGTTCCGTAAGGAATCCGTCATTCTCGACACCATGATCTTTGATGACGTGGTCAACCCTGCTGGTGGTGGCGGCACCCTGACCTACGGCTACCGCCGACTGATCACCCAGCCCACTGCTGCGACCCGTGCGCTCGGCACCGAGTACACCCCACAGAACGTCACCACGCAGCGTTACAGCACTGACCTGGCGGTCATGGGTGGCGCGTTCGAAGTTGACCGTGTGATCGCCAAACTCGGCCCTGCCGCATCCGGTGCAGTGTCGTTGAACTTGGCACAGAAGATCAAGGCCACCCGCACCGAATTCCAAGACCTGGTGATCAACGGTGACATTGCTACCGACGCGAACGGTTTCGATGGCCTCGACAAGGCCCTGGTCGGGTCTTCGACGGAGTTCCGTCCCACGGCGGTGACCGACTGGACCGATTTCGATACCGCGAACCGTGCCGAACACAAGGCCCTCGACGACCTTGACGAGTTCCTGGCCCTGCTCGACGGCACGCCAACGATCATCCTCGGCAACGCCAAGGCCCTGGCTCGGGTGCGTGCTGCGGCACGCCGCGCAGGGATGTACACCCGTAACCCTGTTGAAGGTCTGATGGGTGCGAACGGTCGCCCGATCGTGCGCGAGACCTATGGCGACATTGTGTTTGCTGACCCCGGTGCGAAGGCCGGTACGAATGACCCGATCATCCCGGTCGAAGCCCGCACTGTGGGCGGCTCATCGGTGACTGGTCTGACTGACCTGTTCGCCTACCGTGTCGGCCTCGATGGCTTCCACGGACTTTCGACCGTGGGCGGTCAGGTAGTCAGCACCTGGTTGCCTGACTTCAACTCCGCTGGTGCGGTCAAGAAGGGTGAGGTCGAACTCGGCCCCGTCGGTGTCGCGCTCAAAGCGACCAAAGCGGCCGCAGTCTTCCGGAACGTCAAAGTCCAATAGTTCGCTGGCAGTCAGCAGTGATGCTCCCTGCTGGCTGCCAGCCACACCCGCCCAGGAGGGCACCATGGCACGAGTAACCGCACCCGTGAGCGATTTCACGGGAAAAGTAGCAGGCACCGACTTCGTGGACGGTGTCGGGCAAACCGACAACCCCGCCTCACTGGCGTACTTCTTCCGACAGGGCTACACCGTCGACGTTGAGGCCGAAGACCTCACCGAGAAGTTCGCTACCTGGTCCGAAACGAAGGACTTCAAGGGCGCAACCAAGGCACAGCTGGTGGCGTTCGCTGAGCAGCATGACCCGGTCATTGACCTGGGTGAGGCCAGTACGAAGGCCGAGATTTTGGCTGTGATCGAAGCCGCCCTCGCCGACAACGGCGGGGACGGTGAGCCGGAAGAGTAAGCCGCTTCTGATCTGAGGTGTGGGGGCGTCAACAACCGCCACCACTTTGCATTGCTCCGGTTGAAGGCCGGTTGGCGGGTTTCATGGTGGTCTTTCGCCCGCTGTAGCACCGCGTCCTGCGCCCCCACACCTCACAACCACCAACAATCACATAGGGAGGCCTGCTGATGCTCGTGTATGCCACTGAGAGTGACCTTGCGGCATGGTTTTCCCCAGACCAACCACCCGAAGCATCTCAACGAGTGATAGCACGCGCCTCTCGTCTGGTGCGCCGCGCCACGATCAACGACCTCTACACCACCGATGCGACCGGGATGCCGACTGATGCGAAGGTCCGGCAGGCGTTTCGGGATGCGGTGTGCTCACAGATCGAAACCTGGGCGGCCGCTGATGTTGACCCGGCAGCGGGCGCAGTCCAGACCGGTAAGCAGACTGTCGCGGCGAAGAAGATCGGGTCAGCACAAGTCAGCTACTTCGCTGGCGCTGCTGGCTCGGTCACCGCGATGACCACGCGTGCTAACGCTGCGACACGGTTGTCCGAGGACGCGGTGATGATTCTGCGTGACGCAGGACTGGCCTCTGCGGGGCCGTTCGCATGAGCACGGCGGCCGAGTTTGACGAGTTCTGGGTCCACACCGTCACCGTGCGCACGCTGATCGGGACTGGCGCTTACGGTGACGTGCACGCCGAACCGGTCGAAGTGACCTGTTTCGCTGAGGACAAACGCCGCCTGGTCCGCAACTCGGACGGCAAAGAAGTCATCTCAGAGACCACCCTGTCCGGCCCTGTCGAACGGTCCCTGATCTGGACACCAGGCTCACTTGTGACACTGCCGTCAGGGCGTGAAGCAACCGTCATCACCACGTCAACATTCACCTCAGGTGACCTCGACCTGCCCGATCACAGTGAGGCGGTACTGACATGAGCCTCGATGCAGCACTCGCTCAGATTAAAGCCGCAGCCCAGCAAGGACTCGCTAAGTGCGGTGACCATGTCGTCGCGCAGACCGTGCCACTCACGCCCCTCAAAGACGGTGACCTGCGGTCCTCGTTGACTGTGACCGAGCACGAAGGCGGTCACGCCGTGGTGGTTGGCTCTGACCTGGTGTACGCGGCGCGCCGTCATGAAGAACCCGCGAAGAACTATTCCGAGCCGGGCACGGGCTTCAAGTACTTGGAGCGTGGAGCCAATGCTGCGTCGGGTGATTTCGAGGCGATCATCGGCGGTCAGATCAAACGAGCCACATCATGACCTGGCTTGAAGACCTCACGAAGGGTCTCGGCGGGTGGCTCGCCGCCCAGGGCATCGGCGCCTGGAATGAGAACGGCATCTACGCCCCCACAGATACCGCCATCGTGGTCGGGCTACTGCCAGCCAAGAACGACACCGCTATTGCATTGACCCCGTATCCGGTGCAGTCAAAACCAGGGCAAACGGACACGATCATCGGCGTACAAGCCCGCATCCGCGCCGGCACACGCCACCCACTCGGCGCCACCGGCATTTCGGAACAGATCTTCGATGTGCTCGACGGTGCCCGCCACCAAACCATGAACGGTGTGCACGTCACCCTCGCATGGCGCACCATTTCGACTCCCCCAGCACCTGACGAGAACGGCAGGCCCGTCCTCGCCGACACGTACTACTTCCATGCTGCTCGCCCAGGTGGCCAGTGGCGGGACGACACCTAAACCATCTCGCCTACAGGAGGCACCATCATGGCACTCGCCATCACCGATATCACCCCATCCACCGGCCCCCAGACCGGCGGCACACCCATTGTCATCACTGGCACCGACCTGGACGACGTCACCGAAGTATGGATCGGCGGCAAGCGCGTCCAGTTCACCGGCACCGAAACCGAGATCAACACAGTTACCCCCGCATCCCCGGTCGCCGGCGCGGCCGTTGTCCGACTCGTCACCGCCATCGAATACCTCGACGAGCCGGGTGGGTTCACGTTCACCGCCGTGACTGCCGAAACCCTCGCCGCAGCGTTGGCCCGCAAGTTCAAGGTCGATGTGCGTGCCGTCGGTGATTCTGTGTGGACCGCGTTGCGTGGCATCAACTCGCTGACACCGGGGATCGATACCACCACGCAGGATGACTCTGACTTCGACTCCGACGGTTGGGCATCCACGGTCAAGACGATGCTGGGTTGGAACCTGGCAGTCGGTTTGATCCGCAAGTACGGCACGCTGACCAACGCCTACGACCCCGGTCAAGAGATCCTGCGTAATGCCGCAGACAAGTTCGGCACACCTGGCCTAGTCGAGGTCCGCTGGTACGACCGAGACGGCGGCGACGAGGCCTACCAGGGCACCGCATCGGTGCAGTGGGAGCCTGCCGGTGGCGGACCGTCCGACCTGGACAACGTCAACGTGACGTTGCTGGGTCAGGGCAAGCGGTTCGATATCACCAACCCCGCCGCATAACCACACCCCAACCCCCTTTGGAAGGCCGCACCAGGCGTGTTCTGGTGCGGCCTTCCCCATACCCAGAAGGAGAAGCACCACATGGCCCTCAAAGAGTTTGATGAGTTCCTCGAAGAACCCCTCGTCCTGCCCATCGGCGGCAAAAAGTACGTCGTCCCGCCCGTTGATGCGATCAGTGGTATTCGGCTCTCGGAAACGTTCTACGCCGCCAGGACCGGCAAAGAGAACACCGACGTCGATGATGACACCGAACTCGACATCTACAAGCAAGCGCTCGGCACCGCCTACGACGAACTCGTCGCCGATAAGGTGCCGTTCCCTGCCCTGGTGCGTGCCGGGAAGACCGCGATGTATGACTTCCTCGCAGGACGGTCAACCGCTGAGAAGTTCTGGAACACCGGTGCCCTGGGGGAACCAGTAGCCACCCAGGAGGTGGCACCAGCCAAGAAGACTTCGAAGCGTACGGGCGCGGCGAGCAAGACCCCGTCACGGGCCTCTACGACTGGTACGAAATCCCGCCCGAAGTCCTCAAACAACAAACCAACCACCAAGTAGAACCAGCCCACACCTGGCCCGACATCCTCGGGCACTGGTCGCTGATCGAAATCGACTTCCACCGCGAATACGGGATCGACCTCACCGCAGTGATCCGGGCCAGGTCCTGGCGGTGGCTACGCACCCGCATCCAAGGGCTCATGGCCACCCCCACCCTGCTATCCCAGGCCCTCAAACCACCTGAGGCCCAAACAACTCAATAGAGAGTGAGGACGCGCCCATGTCGCTGACCGTCGCCGAATTACAGGCCGTCCTCACTCTCGACACCAAAGGCTTCGACACCGCCTCCACGGCTGCGCAAAAGACTCTCAAAGACCTTGAAAAGGCCGCGGCGACCACCAAGATCAACGCCGACAACACTGACGCGCTCAAGAAGGCCAACGAAACCTCGAAGAAGCTCGACGAGGTCGGCAAAGCCAAACCCACACCGAAAGTCAGTGCGGATGCGGGGTCGGCCCGCAAGGTGTTGGGCGAGATCAGTCAAGAGCTGTCCGCGCTGGATAAGACCGTCGCTACCCCCAAAGTCGAAGTAGACACGGGTGGGGCTGAGTCGAAGATGTCCCGGTTCGCTAAGACCGCGACCGACAACGCCGATGCCTGGGGCAAGGTCGGCGGCGTCCTGATGACCGCTGGCGGTGCTGTTACCGCCATGGGTGCCGCAGCACTGAAAACCGGTATCGACTACAACACGCTGCAACAATCCAGCCGTGCCGCGTTGACGACGATGCTCGGCGGGCTTGAGCAAGCCAACGCGCAAATGGACGCCCTAGACGACTTCGCCAGGACGTCACCGTTCGCGAAGCAAGTGTTCATCCAAGCCCAACAGCAGATGCTGGCGTTCGGTATTGAAGCACACAAGGTCATCCCGTACTTGGACGCGATCCAAGAAGCCATGGCCGCAGCGGGCAAGGGCAACGTTGAGATCGCCGGTGTGGCAGAGATTCTGTCCAAGATCTCGTCTTCTGCGAAGATCACCGCCGAAGACCTCAACCAACTCGGTAACTACGGTGTGGATGCAGCCCAGGTCATCGGCGACAAGATGGGCGTCACCGCCGGCGAGATCCGTGCCCAGATCAGTGCTGGGGCGCTCGATGCCAAGACCGCGCTCGATCTGCTCACCGAGGGCATGAAAGAGAACTTCGACGGCGCCGCAGACGGATTGAAAAACACCTTCACCGGTGCCATGGACCGGGTCAAAGGCGCGTGGCGTGACCTGTCCTCCGAACTCGCCGAACCCCTCGTGGGCAAAGAAGGCGGCGGCTTCCTCGTCGATGCGGCCAATGGCGCGGCTGACATGATGCGCACGTTCCAGCGTGCGAATCCGGTTGTTAAGGCCACAACTGTAGGTGTCATTGGTCTAGCCGGTGCTGCCGCTTTGATGTCTGGCACGTTCCTGGTCGCAGCGCCGCGTATTGTTGCCACCAAAGCCGCGATGGCAACTCTTGCCACCCAGATGCCGCGAACCGCCATGGCGATGAAGGGTCTGGGGAAGGCCGCTGGTGTTGCTGTTGGAGCGATGATGGCTATTGCGGCTCTCGACGCTATCGGTGGCAAGATCGGCTCGAAGGGCGAAGTGGCCGAAGTCGATGCCATGACAAATGCCCTGAACGAGTTCGCGATTGCTGGCACGAACACAGCGGGTGATTTCGAGGCTTCCGCTCTACGCACACGGGTAGCGCTCGATGACATCTTCAATGTTTCATCAACGTCTGGATTCACCGGGGGCGCGTTTGGCAACGATCAAGGCTTCGTCTCACTCGAACACGCGCTAGAGCGTCTCAAGGACGAGGGCAGCGGTGTCAAGAACGTGCTGTGGGGATTGGCGGATGCAGTAGGTGCTGCTGAGCATCCTGCGAATCTTGCCAATGAAGCCATCAGTAACTTCGACACCACGCTGGCCCAGATGGTCCAATCGGGGAACACAGACGCAGCCACGGCAGCAGCCGAAGAGTTCAAAGTAGCTGCACTCGAAGCCGGGCACTCTGCCGAAGATGTTGAGAACATGCTTGAGGGTTACAACAACGCGGTCAAAGCAGTCGCTGTTGCTGAGGAGCAGGCGGCTGCCGCTACCAAGTCTGCTGCCCAGTCCCGCGCCGCGGACTACGGTTACATCGGTGAAATGAGTGAGGAAGCCGCGAAGTCTCTCGACAAGTGGCGTGAAGCGACCGCTACGGCGCACGCATCGTTCATTGACGCAGGCCGCGGTTATGACACCGTAGTCGAGAAGAACAAGGAACTTGCTCAAGCAACCGCTGACGCTACCGGATCGTCGAAAGACTCTTGGGAGGACTACTACGACGGGGTTTCCGTCTCGATGGGTGATCTGATCAAGGAGATGGAAGACCAGGTTGCCGCTCAGGACGCTTGGGAAGAGAACCTTGCCGGCCTTGGTGAACGGATCAACCAGAAGTTGCCGCCTGACCTGCGTAAGACTGGGCGCGAGATGCTTGAAGCGCTGACTGCTGAGGGTGCGGATGGTGCTGCGCTGGTCGAGACGCTGTCGCAGTCGTCAAAGAAGGAACTGCGCAAGTACACGGAACTGTGGGGCGAAGGCGGAACCGACGCTGGTATTAAGTTCACCGACGAACTCGAAACCGCCGCGAACCCGATGCTGGATATTGATGCGGATGTGACGAAGGCTGAGCAGGCTCGTGACCAGTTCATTCGTTCTACGTCTGGTCAGACCATTCGGATGCGCCTGGACGCCAGCGGCATACAAACGACGATCACCACTGGTCCACGTAACGCGATTGCGAAAGCCACTGGCGGCATCGTGAACTTTGCTGATGGGTCTGAGAATCATGTGGCGCAGATTGCTCGGGCTGGTGATTGGCGGGTGTGGGCTGAGCCGGAGACGGGTGGGGAAGCGTATATTCCTTTGGCGCAGTCGAAGCGGCCGCGGTCGCGGGAGATTTTGCGGCAGGTTGCCCAGCAGTTTGGTATGGAGGTTTATAAGGACGGTGGTCTGACGGGTGGGGCCGGTGCGGGTTTGGCTCCGTTGTCGACGTTGAAGAAGCATGAGCCGTTCGTCGCCTCGAAGAAGGAAGTGTTGCAGAAGGAGCAGCGGATCGCGGATTTGAAGAAGGATCTGGCTGCGAAGGAGAAGGACGGCAAACGCAAGGGCCAGTACACGCTGACGGGTCGTCAACGTAAGATCACCGAACTCGAACTCAAAGAGGCCCGCGCTGATCTGTCGATGTCGCGTGAGGCGAACCGGTTGAACCGGATGCCTGCCGGGACGATCAAGGCGCAAATCAAGGCACACGAGAAAGCGGCAGCGAAGCAGGAGCGGCAGGCGGAGCGTCGGCAGGAACGTGACGAGCAACGCGCCGCTGACGCGGTGGAGGCGAACCGTGCGGCGGCTGAGCGTGATGAGCGGATGCGTGACCTGACCCAGGGCGTCGAGACCAGTGTGCGTCGTGGGAACTATGTGGATTCGATCACCGGGGGCCTGTCTGGTGCCCTCAGTGTGGTCGATGAGATGTATGGGTTGTCGCAGAATGAGGACCTGTCCCCGCAGGCACGTCAACGGTTGGCCGCTCAGGCTGCGCAAGCTGAGGGTGTTCTGACCTCGTTGTACGGACGGTTGGATCAGGTCAAGGCGGAGTTGACGGAGGCGCAGGGCCGCCTGGATGCTGCCAAAGCGATCCAAGACTCTGCGATGACCGCTGGGCGCGCCGATTTCGTCTCCACGCTCACTGACAAGCGCTCGACCCCTGCGTCGGTGCTCAAGAAACTGAACGACGACATCGCGGCCTGGCAGCAGTTCGGCCCGAACTTGAAGATCCTCGCAGGCAAGGGCATGCCTAAGACGTTCCTGCGCGAGTTGGTCAACAAGGGCCTTGACGGTGCGACCGCAGCATCCAAACTGTTGAACGCGCCGAACCTGGACGAGATCATCAACTCCGCCCACGGCCTCGATTCCGCGACAGCGGCGTTTGGTGACACCGCGGCATCCCTGTTCGACGCTGAAGGGCTGGGGGTCAACGCCCTTGAAGGTGTGGTCGCCGGGTTGGAGTCGTCCAAGGCGACCCTGGAAAAGGCTATCGAGGATATTGCCGCGACGATGGTGGGCGCGTTCAAGAAGGAACTCGGTATCGCCTCACCAAGCAAGGTGTTCTTCAAGCTCACGAATAAGGACATTGCTGATGGTGCAGTCAACGGTTTGATAGCCGCACGCCCGCGGGTGTCGGCTGCGGCGGCGACCATGCTGGAGGTTCCTCAATCCGCGCTCACGGTCACTGCCCCACACGGGTTGCAAACCGGGACCGCAGTTGGCACCCAGGTCAACCTCACGGTGAATTACCCGGTTGGTGAGCCGACGGTGCTCACGGTGGAGAAGTCGTTGCAGGAGATCCTTGCTGGAGGCGGTATCTGATGGTGGACGCAACCTACATGATCGGTGGCACTGCCGGGTCTGTCGAGGGCAGGTGGAAACTGAAACGCGGCACGACCTGGCGGTCCTCGATCAGCACTCGTGCGACGGATATTCAGATTCCCGGCTGGCACGGGTCTATCCCCTCGCAGCGGGACGCCATTGATTCGACGCGGTTGCAGTTCGTGTGGCATGTGTACGGTGACCAGGACAATCCCGGCGAGCTGATGGAGAACCTCGACCACCTAAGGTCGTTGGTGACCACGCCTCGCGCGGATCTGACCATCACCCGCCAGGGCGGCGACTTCACACCCACCGGGCTCGCGCAGACCGCGGTCGGGCGGTTGCGGAATGTGGAAGAGCCGAATGTGATCGTCCCTGGCGCACTGGCTGAGTTGCGGGCGACAGTGGAATTGATGAGTCCGTTCTGGCGCAGCTCGTCCGAGGTGGAATGGAACTACTATCCAGAATCTGTGGGGAATATTTCGGTCACAATGAGCGCGTTCGATGTGATCACCGCCCCGATCACCGACGCGATTATCCTCATCGACGGCCCAGCGGACGGGCTGCGGATCGCGAACCGCGACGGATACACCCACCAGCCAGCGGAGTCCGTGCTGATCGATATGACCCTCAACCCCAACGAACAGTTGCGTCTTGATTGCGCGACCTGGGAGGCGCAGATGGGTGTCGGGATCGAGTGGAGCGACCTTGGGGCGGACGTATCCGCAGCGATCAAACCGTCGGTCGATGTTGGCCCTGCGTTGACGTTCACTCCGCAGCAAGGTGACCCGCCTGCGATCTTCGTCAACCAGAACGGCACCCAGATCAGCCGGATTGGCGTACGCGCGAAAGGAGCCTACCTGTGACTGATCTACGCGCACGCCTCGTCGCATACAACCCCGATGGCACCCGGTCGCGGGTGTTGCCGGCCCCGTTCGAGTGGACCGCCGGACTACCACTGAACGACCTACCCACCTTGGCGTGCAAGTACACGAAACTCGCACCCGGTGGCGACACCCTTGCTGGCCAGGTGGAGGTTGGCCTAGAGGTCTCCACCAACCAAGGCCTAAACTGGGCCGAACCGCTCGGCGCGCGGTTCCTCGCGACCGGCGAGTCTGGTGATGATGCGGATACTGCAGAAACCCTTAGCCCGGTGTGTAAGGGCGTCGCCTACCATCTCGCCAAAGCAGTCATCCACCCCCACCCGACCCCGAACGCTGACAACACCACCGAGAACGGTGAGCGCATCTTCGCCGGTGCGTCCCCTGGTGGCATCCTGCGCACTCTCATCGATGAAGCGCACGGGCGCGGTGTCATCACACCCCTGACAACGAACGCGACCCAGGTGTACGACTCGGCAGGCCAGACATGGACCGAGACCATCAACCTGAACCTGCCCATCGGCCAAGACCTGATGACCGTACTGCGGTCACTGTCGGACCAAGGCCTCTGCGATTGGACCACCGAAGGCCGCAACCTGCGCTTATACAAACCGGACACCGTACTAGGCAGGGACAAGACGGGCACGATCCTGCGCACCGGCGTGGACACCACCGAAGCCTCTCGGCAGCTCACGGTCGACGACGCGGCCAACCGCATCCTGCTGCTCGGTGATGACGGGGTAACCAAGACCATCACCAACAGCAGCGCGCCGACGATGTTCGGTGCTGTGTGGGAAACCTCCGACTCCATGGCCGGCGTCCCCGATGAAGGAACACAAGAAGCCCTCGGCCAAGCACTCCTGGCGAAGCGTGACGGCGCACGCGTCCAACGCTCACGGCAGTTGGCGCTCCCGAAGCTGCGCGCGACCCCGTTCGAGGACTTCCGCACCGGTGACACCATCACCGCTGATGGTGCGACGGGTGATCTTGAGTCGCAGCGCATCATGCAAGTCACCCTCTCGCGCACCGCCGCAGGCCTCGGGTTGGCTGTCACGCTCAATGACCGGTTTGTGATCGCAGACCTGCGTCGGGACCGGCAGATCAACCAGATCAAAGGCTCATCCGGCACCAGCGGCGGCAACGGGCTACCACCCGGTTCAACCGGACCAGACACCCGCACACCGAAACAAGTCACCGGCCTGGCAGCATCCTCCGCGTCCTACATTGACCCCAGCGGGCAGGCGCGTGCTCAGATCACCTTGAACTGGGCACAAGTCACCGCCGCCACCGATGATGTCGCTCAGGTGATCGCCGCGTACTATGTCGAGCGGCGCCCTGTCGGTGGTGAGTGGTCCAAAGTCGCTGAGGTGTTGGACCCGACCACGGTGTGGATGGACTCACCGTATGAGCCGGGAACACAATGGCAATTCCGTGTCCAAGCCCTCAGTGCTGGGTGGGTGCTCGGAGCGTTCTCCAACCCCGTGACCGTCACCGCAGCCGTGGACACCACCCCGCCACCCACACCAGACCCGAACGGGGTCGACATAACTTCGCGGATGGGGACAATCACCGTCACCTGGGACGGAACATTCATCGGTGGCGCGTCAAGGCCTGCCGATTTCTCCCACATCCGGATCTACACGCTAGGAAGCGGTCCGGCAGTCAACGCTCGGATCGATGGCGGGGCTGGCACGGTAACCATTACAGGTTTGCCGTATGAGACGAGCGTGTTCCTGTATCTAGTGGCAGTTGACACCAGCGGGAACGAGTCCGGTGCGACCGGCAAAATGGTCACGATGAAGCCACTCGTCGACACCGACATCATCGGCGAGATCATCGCCGGCGCGAACATCATCGACGGCACAATCAATGCCGCCGACAAGATCATCGCCAACACCATCACCGGCGACCTGATCCAAGCAAACGCGATCAACACCGACAAACTCACCGCCAACGCCATCGACGGCATGGTCATCACCGGCGCAGTCCTACGTACCGCGACATCGGGTGCGCGCATCCAGCTCGACAGCACTAACGGGCTACGCGGCTTCAACGCGTCCAGTGTGCTGAAAACACAGATCACCACGGACGGGACACTCACTGCCGCAGACGCCACCATTACCGGACTGTTCCGAACGGCTCTAAGCGGAAGCGCCCGTGTGGAGGTTGGCCCAGACCCCGACGCCGGGTTCGTGGGACGGGTGGCGCAGGTGTCCGGCTCGGGGGTCGTAGGGGCCCACCTTTCGCTGGGGCCTTATTTAATGGCCCTTGCCGGAGGGCGTAACGCTTCTTCTGGCACTAGCGCGTACATCTACGGGAATGCCTTTACGGGGGGCCGGGGTAGCGTCAACATCATGGGTGGTAGCAGCACCGCCCATGAGGATTCTGTCACTCTCACCGGATCGACATACGTCGGGAGCGACGAGGGGCGCATCACTATCCGGGGCACCGGAAACGGTGGGGGTTCGATCGAACTTCTCGCAGCCGGAGTAAAAATTGTCGGCCTGGTCGACTTCAACACCACCGCCACCAAGACCTCAGCCAAGCAATCCCTCGGCGTCCCCCACGCCGAAGCAGCCGGGTCGGTCACCATCCCGGCTGTCAACGCTGGTGCACTGGTCAATGTGGCAGTCACTTTCCCCGTCGGCAGGTTCAATGTCGCACCGCTGGTTGCAACGGTCAGTAACCATTACCGTTTGACCACCTGCTTCAACACCGGCACGCAGACGACCGGTTTCAACCTGGTCGTGTTCAACAACACCTCCGTGAACGTCGCAGCCGGGCAAATTGCTCACTGGCAAGCCAAGCAAATGACCCCCACCACAGCAGCCGGATAGGACCCCGCATGGAACAGACCGAGTTTGTCGAAGTCGCCGTCACTTGCACCACCGCAGATTGCGAGAACCACAACATCACGATCCCCATCCAGGCTGCCATTGGCGGCATGGTCGTGTGCGGGCCATGCGGCACCGTCCTGATAGAGAAAGTAGACCCCCATGCAGATTGATATCAACCAGGTCATCGCCGCCTACCAGCACGAGATCGCGAACCTGACCCACCGGGCCGTGCTCGCCGAGACATCACTCGCGGTCGCACAACAACGCATCAACGAACTCGAAACCGCGGCCACCACACCTGACACCGAAGGGTAGGCCTCATGCCCTCCTGGCTCGACGAGCTCCTTAGCGACACCTCCATTCCCGTCCTGATCGTGCTAACCGCCCTCGCTATCGGAGCGGTCAAGACCTGGCCCTGGCTACGGAAGGTCGTGCGGTTTCTTGATGCACTGATCGGTGACGACAAAAACCCTGGCCTGCTAGAGCGCGTGAACGGGCTAGAAGGTCGCGTGGACCGCATCCACCACGAAGTCACACCCAACAGCGGCGGATCCATGAAAGACGCGGTAGCCAGGACTGAGAAAACAGTCAACACCGTCGCAGCCGACCTTGAAACCGTGAAGCAAAAACTTGATCGAGACCACGAGCGCATCTCGGAACTTGAAGACACTGCAACCAGACCACCCTGGATGCCACCACCAGGACGCAACTAAACCACCCCAACCCACCCGCCCCGTGTGGCGGGTTTTCTTATGCCCAAGGAGGCACGCGTGGCAACCTCGATGAACGGCTGGCCGACAGATCCACCAACAACAAGAATCACTGTGAACGGCAAGACTGCGACAGTTCGCAAGGGCGGCGGGGTCGCGAAACTACTCCAATGGTTCGCGGTCATGTACAACGAAACCGTCGAACCTTTGATCACGTTCAACGGCTACCGCAGCGCCTCTCTCAACAAAACATCCGGATCGGTCTTCGACAACAGCAACCACCGGTCAGCAACCGCAACGGACAAGAACGGGTTTAAGTACCCCTACGAGGCAACCCAGCCACGCGGGACTTGGCGCAACACCATGCCAACCGACAAACAGGCAGCAGTCCGCAAGATCCTTGCGCAGTGCCCTGAGATTCGTTGGGGCGCCGACTTCCCGATTGGCTTTCGCGATCTCATGCACTACGAGATCCGAACTGGCGTAACCGCTGCGCAGATCAAACGCCGTCTTAACACCCTCGGTGTAGGCAAATACGAGGTAGTCAAAAAGACCGCCGGATGCAAAAAAGGTGTACGCACCTACACCACGCGCAAACTCGGCAAGAAACACCGCGCCCGCACCCGCGCTATCGGCAAGAACATCAAGATCATCGCAATCATCGGCAAATGGGGCCTCACCAAAAAAGGCGACTGGGTCCGCATGCCCAAACTCAAGAAGGTGACCAAATGACCGCACCAATCCTGCGCTATTTCGCGCACGACCATCTACCAGCAGGCGTTCTGCGAGACACGTCAGAGGAGTTCGGTGTTCTCGCTCGGAAGATCGACAATTCGTTGCCGGACGGCCCGGAGAAATCGACTGCACTCCGCAAACTACTCGAAGCCAAAGACGCGGCAGTTCGCGCCGCGCTAGACCTCCTGGGGGAATCGGAATGAAATCTCTACTCAAAGCCGCCGCCATCCGTGCCGCGCGCACTGCGATCCAGACCCTGATTCCCGCACTCGGCGCTGGTGCGATCACCGACCTGAACTGGATCGGCGGCGTCTCCATCGCAGCCGGTGCCGGTGTCCTCTCGTTCCTCCAAGGCATCCTCGCAGGACTACCCGAGGCTGACCCTGATGACTAGCTGCCCCGAATGCGGGACCGAGTACGCATCCTACGAAGCAGTTGATGCTTGCTACCGGGACTGAACAATGTCACTGATCGACTCGATGAGTGACATTGTTCACCGACAATGATCCCCTTGGTATATTTCCCGGCATAAATTCACGCACAAAACCGCCCCTACCTGGCTTCGGCTGGGTAGGGGCGGTTTTGGTGTTTCTACTCGGGTGGCGCAGTGAGTGTGAGATTCACCTTGTGCTTTGCGAAGGCTTCGAGTCGTGCCTTTGCCATTGCCGTGCGGTGGACGACGGCCGGTAGCCCGTCCATGTCCGGATGAGCGTCCCAGAACTCTTGGTCGGATGCCCAGACCATGACGAAGACCGCTTCTTCTCCCGCGCGCGCTAGGTTTTGGGCGGCGGCGAGAGCCTGGTCTTGTAGCATCTGTGATTGCTTTTCGAGGCGGTCGAGTTCGTAGAGCGCCTCGCCCGCAACCGCTTGCCTGCCCGTCTCCCACTGAGAAAGTGAGTTTTGTGGGGCTGGCGTGCTGAAGGTGTTGACGAATGCTGTTTGCGAGAGCCCGAGGGCTTCGCGGCGGGCACGTAGTTCTATCCCACTGATGTTGCCTCGCAGCGCCCGCAGGACGTGTTTCCAGGGGCGATCTTCAGCGGAGGCGAGCCATGCCACAAACTCATCGAATGTGAAATCCCGCCGGGTTTCGGTGCCGTCCTCGTCGAGATTGATCCACGGCTCCAGATTGTCCTGGGTCGCCCGATCTCCGTGCCACTCGATGACCTTTTCGCCAATCTCCTCGAGGGTGCCCTTAGCAACATCACCATCAAGAGCAGTGTAAATGTATGTGCTGGTGGTCATTTCGGTGCCTTTCAGATGACGCGGAGGATTTCGAGGGCGGTACCTTCGGACATTGCTGCAATAGCACGGTCGCGAACCTGCGGGTTCACGAACTGCTGGAATGCCTTGGGGTCGGTGAATGCGTGTTCGATCGCGGCGCGGTTCTTCTTGTTGCCGAGTTTGCGGGCTGCGACCTTGGCGAGTTTCGCGGCGGTTTCTTCGGTGATCGGCTGGTCTGCTACTGCTTCGATCGCAGCAAGCTCGGCAGCGTGAGCGGCGGCGGCAGCCTGTGCGTTGGCTTCGGCCTTGGCCCAGCGAGCGTTAACGATCTGCACAGCCCGCTCAACACTCACGCCATCGAGGAGGACGAGGCGGCGAACCTCGCCGTCCTGCATCGCTTCGTCGCGAAGTTCTGGTGTGGTGGGGGCTTCGATCTGGTACATGATTTTCTCCTCGTGGAGTGCGGGGCCTGCCTTTTGCTTCCCTGCTTATGAGATTATTCTATCTCATGTAATCGTGGCGCGCAACACCTTGAACGAAATTACTTCTACACTCACCTTCATGACCCACCCAACCTGGTGCCAAACCGTCGACCCACACACCATCTGCGAAGCCAGGTTTGGCCATTGGACCATCATCCAAGGCGACAGTCCCCAGCCGTCGATCCTGTTCCCTGCCGACGAGATCGAGGTCGGGGAGTTGGAGGCGGTTGCGGCGGACTTGGAAAAAATGAGGGCTGCAATCACCCATTCTTGACTTTCCAGTTCCCGCGGCCTGGGCGAGCGACGTGCCATTGCTCAATGGTTTCGGGAAGCCAGCCCTTGATGGACCCGATCATCGCGTCGGGATCAGGGAGTTTGTAGCGACCGAGAGAATCGGGCTTAACGCCGATCAGCTTTGCAACCTCGGACCTGCTCAGATAGCGCTGCATCTTGCCTCCAAAACTAAAGCCCTGGCCAGTTCGGCCAGGGCTGCTCGACTTTCGCTACGCGGCAGCCGCTCCATAAACGTCTGCCACGCCGAGCACAGTGTGGCTCGTCCGCGAGATTCGCACATAGTGAGCCTCGCGCTGGGTTTCGTCGATCCACACCCAGGCGAACATGGCCTCGATGGCCTTGTTCTTGCGGATCGCAGCCTGCGCCTCGCGCACAACCGGCATGACCGGCTGAACGCCCTGGAGCGCTTCGTCCATGCTCGTTGCACCGAACAGTGTGGCCTGCGAGGCGAGGAACTCGTTCCACTCTGACTGGAGAGCGGGGTAGTTGTGCGTGGTGGCCAT